TAGTACCTTTAGCCATAACTCATAAACTACTCCACTTCTATTTAGTAGGGGTGTCTTCAGAGATTTTTGGGTACTCATAACGATTCAATTTGTCAATGTATTCATAAATCAAAGACCATCCAAACTCATAGGTATTACCCCGTTCATCTTGCAGATAAAATGGAATGTTTGGGTGGCGGCGTTTAGCACTGTAATAGTGACTAATCACATTATAGTCGTCATCAATGTGACGTTCAATCTCTAGTTCTTCTTCAGACATCAGAGAATCAGTTTCTTGGTGGGAGTTGCAATAGGAGAGAACATCTCTTCATAGTTCTCAACCAGTTCGTTGTTCACGTTTGCAACATAAACAATCCACTTTTTGTTGATCTCCAGTTCCTTGTCATCACGATTCAGAAGAGGAGCATAAGGAGCAAAACCAAGCTGACCGTTACCTTGATTAAAGGCAACAATCGGGTTCATAAGAACAAGAGATTCCTCTTTGTCCTCCATTACATCAGCGACAACATCCTCACCAGAGGACATACGAATTACTTTTACGTTCATTTGAAGTTACACTCAACCATGATTTCAGTTAAACAAGCAAGAAGATTAATTTCTTGATCTGCCACGAAGGCAATTTGATATTGATACTTTGCAATGATAAGAACGGCAGCAGGAATACTAGCGTTCTCAAGGGAACCATACAGGGCATCATAGACCCTACGCAGAATCATTGCAGAGTCATTGTCTAGGTTGTCTACAACCCACTTACGAACTTCAGGGAAGTTCTTCTCTTTCAAGTTCTTGACCAGATTGACTACAGAAACGTCCGAGAAAGATGCAAGAATTCCAGAGTCAATTTGTCCCCCCACTGAATATCGTTGACACTCATTGAGGACTCGTCGCCAGTCTGGGAAGTGTTTGTTGATAAGTTCTGCAAGGACCTTTTTATCGAACCCAACACCCTCTGCAGTAAGGATAGTCTGCAGTCGCTCAAAGAAGAGTCCTGCAAGTGCTGCCTTTTCTTTTCCTTTAATGGCAAAGTCAATGACTGCACACCTTGAGTGAAGGGGCTCAAGGATTTTGTTTTTGTAGTTACAGGTGAAGATGAATCTGCAATTACCAGCAAATTCCTCAACAAACGCCCGTAGGAGGAGTTGAACGTCGTTCCCTGTGTTATCTGCCTCATCAATGATGATGACTTTGTGTTTTGCAGTCGAAGAAAGTGAGACGGTCGAAGCGAAGTTCTTCGCAGTATTTCGGACGGTATCAAGGAATCGTCCCTCGTCGGATCCGTTGATGACATAAACGTCTGCTCCTAGTTCATTACAGAGTGCCTTTGCAACTGTGGTCTTTCCAATACCTGGAGGACCAGAGAGAAGCATATTAGGCAACTCACCCTGCTTCAGGAAGTCCTGAAAGGTCTTCTTGATGCTGTCAGGCAGGATGCACTCATCAATCGTCTTTGGACGATACTTCTCTACCCAAATGAAGTTGCTCATAATCAAAAATAAAGTCAGTTTGTTTCTTTAACTCTTCTGGAAGTTCATCTGTCCAGATGAAATCAGAATGAGTATCATCAAGTTGAGGGGTGAACATTTCATCCACCTCCACCAAGTATAGCATAGTTGGCGTGTGGGTTGCACGCTCATCAGGGACATTGGGGAAGAAGTAGTTGGAGAAACCAATCAACTTGAAGTCTGGAATGTATCTTCCAATCTCCCTCATCTGAACTCTCTTTGCAAGTTCTTGAAGAGTCTCCTTGAAATACATTCTTCCACCAATAACCCAGTAGACTCCCTTTACAGGTTCATCTGTTCTCTTTATCAGTAGGTATTTGTCTTGACATTTGATTAGAAAGTCAACACAGAATACTGGGAATGATTTTATAATTCTCTTGTATTCTTCTTCAGGTATAAACATTATGCCAAAGGTCTAACAAATTGTTCACTTACTATATCAGTGGCACACATCATCTCATACATGTATGTCACTGCTGCTCTTGGAACTGTGTGGTCTCCACAAGTAAAGACATCACAGACTGCCATTCCATTCTCTGGCCAAGTGTGAATGCTAATGTGACTCTCTGCTAGGAGAGCAACAGCAGTCACTCCTTGGGGATGAAACTTATGAGATGAGACATTCAGCAATGTGCTTTTGCAGACTTGTGCTGCGTGAACAAGAACATTGCGTATATGTGCCTCATCATCAAGAAGACTTTCAGAGCAACCCTTTAATGTAAAAAGGATGTGTCTCATCACCCAAAAGTAGAATCAGGTTCAAGGGCAATCCAGTAGGTCAGGTCAAGACCTTTGTTACTGAAACTGGCAAGTAATTTCTGGGAAACTACAACCTCATAGGTGCCAGGGATAATCTTGATATTCTCAACCTTGAAGTTAAAGGTGAATTCAGAATTGGTTTCACCAACGACAATAGAGAAGTCGTTAGAGGTATCATTCTTCTTGTCACGAACAACAAGTTTCACAACACCATTCTCACCAATAGCAGAGATATCAGGCAGTTGATACACTGCTGCTGCTTTCATCAACTTATCCAGTTGATTGGTGTCCAGTTCGAAGCAGACATCTTCACTGGGCAGAGAAATATCCTTGTCAGGTGGGGTGACAATCACATTCTGATCAGCAAAGAAATATTTGGAACGCATACGCCCCTCTTTGATGACTACATAACTGTCATTGTCAAAGTCAAGATCAGGACTGTGATGAAGACCCAGACCATTCAGAAACTGGTTCAGATCATAAATGCCAAAGTCTTTCGGAAACTCCTCATCGACAGTTGCCTCTGCCAGGATGTTTTTCATCACACTGATGGTGCGAAGTTTCTTGCCCTCTTTGAAGAGAATAGATTGATTGATAGAAGAGAAGTTCTTCAGAATGTTAACAGTTTTATCAGAAAGTTTCATAATTATCAGTGGAGGGTTTGTGGAGACCAGCGAAGTGATACAGCAATACACAATAGTGAATTGCTTTCAGAATGTCAAGTTTAGATTTGCCATTCTTCTTACCAAAGCGAGACAGATACTTGATTGCATTAGAACGGCAGAATGCTTCTGCATCTCCGATACTCTCAATCAGATCAAGCGTCTGAGTCTTTGATTCTTGAGAAGTATAGTGGGCACGATAGGTGCCAGAGAGGTAGTCCTGAATCTCCTTCAGAGTCAGGTCCTCTTCATACTTCCAGAACCCATTTTCATTATTCATCGTCAGTTTGAATTCATTCACAACAATTGGTTCTTTAGCATCATCTGCAATGTCTGGATACATCGAATCCAGATACTCTTGGGGGAGTGGTGTATATTCAAATCTCCCATTTGCACTGATGAAGTCCGTGTCATTCATCACAACATATAATAAAACCACAGAGTTATTATATCAGAATGACCTCTCTTGGTCAAGGGTTATTTCCGAATGTACCAAGAGACAGTGAGTCGTTAGGCATCTTTTCACCGCTAGCGGTGTAGTCAAAGTCACCGTCAACTTTATCATAGAGTTCCAAGAATGCTGCTTTAGTTTCATCGTCAAAGCGATTGATGCAAACTTGAATTGCTTTTGCCTTGTCAGTAAAGATACTGTAGGCGCGGATAATGTGAACCAGGCGGCGGGTGCTAATCACCTCATCAATGCCACCATCGTAGAAGGTCTTACGAATGATGTCTGCCCAGTCACACAGATGCTTGCAGAAGGCAGTATCTGCAACGTTGACTTGCTTAGCAACATTGACAAGAATCTTCTGCTCTAGTTTGGCGTCAGGGTATGCCTGCTCAAATGTTACACAGAAGCGCTCAAGGAATGCTTCATTCAGAACATTGGTGCCAATGAAACGTCCGTCATCAGAACCTTTGCCTTTGGTGTTGGCAGTGGCAATCACGTTGAAACCAGGAGTAGGGTGAACATACTCACCAGTCTTCTTCAAGAAGACACCTTTGCCCTCCAGGATAGATTGTAGGCAAAGAATCTTGTTAGATGCCAGGTCAACCTCGTCTAAAAGCAACACTGCTCCACGTTGAAGAGCCTCCACGACGGGTCCATTGTGCCAGACAGTTTCGCCATTAACAAGACGGAACCCACCAATAAGATCATCCTCGTCAGTCTCAATGGT